CCACTTGTCCAGACAAAAAATGTATCCATTTCCTAACTATACGGAAAAGATGCACTATATGACTGCAGAGGGATACCTTAGACAAAGAAGAAGTAAAGCAGAGAATGGATTAGGCGGAAATTTAACTGATAATACAGGTAGAGTTATAGCAGGAGATAGGAGTCAAATACAAGATAGCTCGATATCACACAGGGCAGACTCTTTAGTTGGATTTAAAAATATATTAACTAGTGTTAATGAAAAAAGTCCTTGGTTTATTCAGTCTATAGAAGGTCTTGATAAAGTATTAAGTGTTACCCCACCAAGACAAGTAGGAGGAGGATCTGGATATAAAGAACAAAGGTCTGGTGTTTTAACCTTCGATTGCATGGATTCTATAGATTTAAGAATTAATGCAATGGCAGAGCTTTATAGAAAAGCAACATATGATTATCAAAACCATAGAGAATTACTTCCCGCTAATCTAAGAAAGTTTAGAATGTGGATCATAGTAACAGAGATCAGGCAAATAGATTTGCAGAAAAATTTAGGAGATGTTTTAAATCCTTTTAATATGCCAGGTGTTTCAAGTGCTGTTGAGTCAATTCGTAATATAGCAAGTTCTGCTGGTGTTTTAAAGAACAAATCTACAGAATCTGAAAACCCTAAGAAAGATCTAGATTCGTTTGTAAAGTCGTTTGAAAGAATGCAGCCTTATATTATGATCTATCAATTGGATCTTTGTGAATTTAATTTCGACGAATCCTATGCATTTGGAACTCTATCTAATTCAAATACATCATCAGGATCTCCCGTAAAAAATAGATTTAAGGTACATGTTGGATCCGCTAAAGAATACAAATTACAATACAATATACTTTCTGATTTAATTAGAAATGAATCCATATTTGCTCCTATACTAATACAAGATAGCTGGAATTTGATTGGTTCTAAAATTTTAATGAAGAATGCAACAACCGATAATAACACAAATCTTTTTAGGAACCTAGCAAGCAACTTCATTAACAATTCTATTGCTTCTGTAGTTCAACAGCAGGTTTCTCCTATTGTTACCAAGGCACTTTTAGGTAACGCTTATGGCTTTAGATTATCGGATGCTGTTAGATCATTAAATTCAGTTCAGGATGCGGTTAATGGACTAAGTAATATAAGATCTCCTTTTCAGAATTCGACGCCTCAGGCTAATGGTCTTGGTGGACCTAGTGAAAGACAATATCAGGTAGTGAAGGAGGATGTTTATCCAAATAATGCCAATCCGCCAGCAGGGGGAAGCCTTGGAAATATTTTACCCGGGGCAGGAGCTCCTGGGACAGTTGGGGCTAATGATGTTTATCCAAATAGTCCAGGTAGCGATCTTGGATTACCTTCTAGGATTTATCCGAAGTCTAATGATGATGTATACAGAAACGTGGGAGGAGATCTTAGTAATAAGGATCTTGGGGTACCTGATAGAATATATTCTAATCTACCAAAGGATGATGTTTATCCAAATAGCCCAGGAAGTGATTTAGGCTTGCCAAAAAGAATATACGTATCTACAAAAAACGAGGATCTTTATCCAGATTCACCAGGTAATGATCTTGGAGTTCCTGATAGGGTATACAGAGAAAGCGACGGGGGCGACAAAGATCTTTATCCAGACTCTCCTGGATCTAGTTTAGGTTTACCTGATAGATCCTATCCAACTAGCAGTGCCGATGATCAATATCCAAACTCCCCGGGAAGTGATCTTGGTGTACCGTCTAGGGACTATAAAACAATCAGCGAAAGAGTATATAAATAAGGGTTTTAGAAATAGGGATAAATAAGGTAAAATATTGTTTGTATGCCTTTAGACAATCTCCAAGAATCCAATATAGAAAGAAGCCAACATTTCCTTGGTGTAATCGTCGATAACAAAGATCCCGAATTTAGAGCAAGATGTAAAGTTAGGGTTTTTGGCGTTTTTGACGGTATACAAGATTCTGATCTACCGTGGGCTTTTCAAAGATTCGATATTTCTTTTGGTGATAGCGGCGGTTCAGGCAGGGTCAGTATCCCAAAACTTGGTGCTATAGTTCATATTCAATTCAATAACGGTAACTATTATGCACCAGAATACAAAGCAGTACAGGAGCTTTCAGCAGATCTAATAGAAGAACTAAAAAGCTCTTATGAAGGGGCTCATTCATTAATTTATGATAGCATAGAGAATCTTAAAATATTTTACACAGTAGCAAAAGGGTTAACGATAGATTTAAAAGAATCAACCGTAGTAATTTCAAACGATAATTCCATAACAATAACCCATGCAGGACAAACCTCAACCCTAGAATTCAGAGGCGGTAAGATCACAGAATACGCAAACTCTGAAATTGAAAGTACAGCAGTTACTAGAATTAAGCAAAGCAGCAATGAAGTTTGGGCAGACGGAAAAACAACTAAACTAGGGCATTCCCCCGTTTATTCTGCAGTTTTGGCTGAGCCTTTATGGATGTTTTTAAAACAACTCGCAGCAGCAGTAGATGCTAAAGTTCCATCATGCCCAGGATGTATGGCTACGTTGGCAGAAAGTTACGAACAGCTATCCACTTCTGATGTAGTTAAGATAACAAAGAGCAATGAGCAATAATTTAGAAAATCTTGAAAAATGGGTTAAAGATTTTGAAAACGGTTCTATAACTGTTGAAGAATTGGCTTCTAGGTTATCTTCTATACCAGATCCTCTTGGAAACGAAGATGATATAATCAAAGTTGGGGAAGAAATTAATAACTCTCTAGAACCTGAAGATCTTGTTCTTACTGATGATGATATCAATGATATTATTTGTAAATACGAGGGAGAAGAGCTGGGTAATAGATTGATTTGGAGAATTTTGGAAAAATTAAATTTAACTGGTGATTTAAAAACTGATCCAGAATTTGATACCAATAATTCTTTTGAATCTTATTTTGAAAAACTTTCTCTCCAGGATAGATTGCAGAGGGCTAAAGAAATGCTTTTTGATAATTTAGATTTAGATATCTTAGGAATAAAAATAAAAAATCCAAACTTAAAGAAAAGAAACTTTAAGATACTAGGATTTAATTTCCCTTTAAATATAATAACACTTAAAGGTAAACCCCTGTTTTTTCACATACCCCCTCCTAAACTGAAATTGTCTAAAATATTAGAAACATTAAAAAATAGAATTAAATCTAAGAAAGTAAAATCCTGCGAGAAAAAAGGAACATATATTGATGAAGAATCTTTATTAAAAAAATTACAGGATCTTCTGGATGACGAAAAAGACGAATACAATAATGTATTTGAGATTGCTGATGAATTATTTTGTGAACCTGCTATACCTATTAATCCAGAAACTGGCGAATCACTTTTTAATAAAACAGATTTAACCCAATTTTTGAAAGAAATATGTGAACCTGATTTACCAAATCCGGAGATTCCAGTAGATCCTGAACCTAATATTGAAGACATATCAGATACCATTAATTCCTGTTTAAAACAAACTAAGGCCATCTTTAATGAAGTCAGAGAAAAAAATGAGGAGAAATCCAGATTACAAAAAGCTGAAAAAGAGTTAGAAGAAGTTTTTTTTTATTATAAAATAGTTCAAAACTATTACCAAGAATTATATTCACAATTTGAAAAAAAATCAAAAGCTGGTAAAAAAGGAGATCCTTTAAACCTGGCTTTAAATTTAATTTTAGGATCCGGTGCAGATGATTACATAAAGAAACTAAATCAATTTTCTTCTAGGTTTGAATCTACTAAAAAAATAACATCATTAGGTGATAAGTATATTGGTATATCTTTTGGTATAAGTTTTCCTCACGGGTTAGAAAAAAACATACAGTATGAAAGGGTAAAGACTGAAGCTAATAATGATTTAATGAGTCAGGATTACCAAAAAGTTGATATTGCTAAACTACAGATTGGTATGGAATTTGGGAAGAACGGTGTTTTAGGGGGTAAAGACTTTTCTTTCTTTAAAGAGTTTGAATCATTTATAAAATTTAAAAATGAAAATCCTAAAAATAAATCAGATTACTATAGCTTTGTTGGCGATATAGAGAACACAAACAAGAGCAAAGATCAAATTATCAAAGAAATAGAATCAGATCACGGGTTCTTATATTCTAATTTAATAGAAACATCAGCTAGTCCCTGGCTTTTCTTTACTGCACAGGAAAGAGGAGATAACGATGCAAGAAAGTCTGTTGATATAAAACCCTCCAAAACTGATAAAGACGGAAATCCTAACAAAGAGTTTGAAGAATTCTGGCAGGATTTTAAAACTAAATGGGATCAAAAATACAATGCTAGAAAAAAAATAATAGAAGATAAAATAACAGACATTAAAAAACTTTCGGATCCTCTTGTTGAAAAATTAGCAGACTATTATCTCACTGTTAACGTTTCTTCTGTCAAAAATAATTTAGATCTATTAAAAGGTGCATCTGATGAAATTAAAAAAAGAGTAACTTCTATCGAAGATTCTTTAATGTTAATAGCTGAAAAAATAACTAAGCTCGACCAAGAGAATTCCCCGGAAGGAATTTCCAACAGGGCTAACTCAATAAGTTGTGCTAACAAGGAGGAAGAAAAATGTCCAACAGTATGTTGTGGACCTGCTGGACAAAGCGTGAAGCTTAGTGATACGTGTGCTTCACACAGATCTCCTGATTGCCCAAATCTTTTTACCAAGTGCTATTGGAAAGAATTTTCCAAAAATCTAAATAAAGTTGGGCTACTTCCCCTTCCTGCTGGATTACCACCTATAGAAAATCCAGCTCAATTTCTACCTGATTTAGGATTAAAATATTGGCCAGTAGGATACCTTCCTCCCTCTTTTATTCCTCTTCCCCCGCCAATAGTTAATCCATTGGATGGCCTGCCTTTTATTAGAATTCCTATGCCGATGGTTTGGACTAAAGTTGATCCCATAGTGATTCCTATAGGAATTGGGGTGATTGTTATATTCGTTCCGTTTATTGGTGGATTTATGCCAAGTCCTTTGGTTTTCTTTCATGATTTTTTAAGTGGCAATAGCATGTTTCTGCTAGGTCTTAGGGGATTTAGATTCATTCCCCGTAAATCGGATCCGGTTTCTAGGGATCCTTTGGAAAATTACAAGAAGATGCTTTCTAGAGGAATACCTAATTATCTTTTCCCATTTTCTAACTTAGGAAAAGATGATGTTGATAATCCAAAGAGGATTTTTGGCGAAGTAATTTCAAATCTTGAAAAAAGACTTGCTAATTACAGCAATCCTATAAACATGGAAAAAATCCAAAAGATTCAAAATAGAATAACAAAAAAGAAAGAGGAAGCGCAAACTAAAATCTTGGAAAAGAAAAGAAAAATGGCTTTAGAAGGGGGTGACATTAAGAAAGAAAAAGAGGAGATAGAAAAATTTTTAAAATCTATAGATGGTGAAAAAATTGAAGCCCTAAAGGATATTATAAAAGAATACTTAACAGGAGCAGTAGACATTCCCGATATACAATTCCCTAAGAAATCTAAAAATTTATTGGTTGATCTACCACAACCCATAAAAGCGTTAAGAGATTTAGATGCCAAAAGAAAGCTTGGGGTTATACCGGACAAGATACCAAAAATTAATCTTTTGTCACGAATTCTTAGAGGTGTTGATTCTATAAAAATTCCTACTCCAAAGGAACTCGACGAATTAAACAAAAATCTGCCTAACAATTCTAAGATAGTTGCTAGGTTTGATAACAAGTTAAAGGATCTTGCTAATTCCCCAGAGGACGTAAAAAAGTTAGAGGACTTAATTAAGAAAAGTGCTGTTGATCTTCTAGAGGGGGATAACTCCCCTCTTAGTAGTAAAAAATTACTTTCGTTTAAAGCTAAAATAACTCCTGCCCCAAGAATTGGGGGTGCAGGGGTTCCTTTACCGTCGGGCTTGGAAGAAATACCAAATCCTGTAATTTCGCAATTAAAAAGTTTTATATCTAGCAATATAAAACTAAATACAGATCAGCTATCATCTTTGGTGGGTAATTTATCAATTGCTGATAATAAAATTATAAGACAAAGAGATCTTAAAATGATTACAAAAAACGTGATCAATTCGTCATTGTCAAAATTCCCAGTTGATTTAAAAAACTTTTCTATACCAGACCCTGCAAGCATGAAAGCCATGCTAAAATCCTTTACTAGTTTGGCATCCTCATTAAACCTCCCTTCCATTCCCCCAAAGAAGAGCGCATCTCCAATATCACCTATTGGCCCGGGAGGAATTCCTCCTATTATAATTCCTGGTAAGGTCATTAGTAATTTTTTAGTTGATAATGCAATGTCTACAATAAACGTAGAAATGCTTACCAAGTTATTACCCGGAGTGCTTGAAAATTTTGAAAATCTGTCGGATACTGATATAAAGATGATGTCTGATAATATCATTAAGAATTTTGCTAAGAAAGCTAAAATTCCTGTTTTAGATTCTATCCCTAAAATACCTATTCCTGCAAGAAATCAAGATTATATAGAATTTACTATGAATTTCTTGCCAACCCATCCTTTTTCGGACATAGCATTTACTTTATTATGGGACAAATTTAAAACTCCTCCTAGGATACCAATACCTGGAGAATTCCTTGATGTGTATCTAAGAATACAGGATTCTATATTTTCCAAATTGCCTTGGCCTGTTGTAGTTGTTTTAGGTAGAAATTTAATTAATATATTAAATCCCCTATGGAACAACGAGGATATTCCCCGCTGGGATAGAATGAATTTAAAAAATCCATTTTATGTTGTTTTCATGGACGAATTTTTAAGATCTGCTGTTGATATCTCAGGAGGATTCAAATTCTTTGCAGGCGCGGGAAAATTATTTTATCCCCTCCCAGATTCTGAAATCTATTTGGGGTTTGGTACTAAGATTAACATAAACTAAAAATATCTAAAACAAAAAAAAATGGCTAAGCAAAGACTTTACACAAGGGATGAGTATTCTCCGGAGGAAAGAGCTGTTATGGATGCCCTTTATGAAGGGCACTTTAAAAGTAATTTTACCGATAATAATATCAAATCTTATTCTAAGGAGCTAGAAGAAAATCAAGTATTAAGTGTTAAAATCACACAGATAAGAGGAAGCAGTGCAATAGGGGAAACTCTAACAGGTCAATCTGTTTCTATCGATTTATCTAAAGAGGAAAAAGCAATTCGTAGATTAGGATTTCCAGCAATTGCTGTTCAAGAAGGAACGCAATTAGACGTGGTTATTTTTAAAGACAAATCTGGATCATACAATGGTTCATTGGCGGCTGGGTATGAAAATTCGTTGAAAAATGAATTATTAGCATCCATCAAAGAAGAAAATACTGCATATACAGTTAGAATAGATTCAACCTGTCCTGGTGGATTTATGGTAAATCTTTCTGGAATCAAGTGTTTCCTTCCAGGATCACTAGCAGCAGCAAATAGAATTATAGATTTTCAATCTTTTGTTGGTAGAACAATAAATGTGATGATTGAAACGTATGATGAAAAAAGAGACATTTTTGTTGTATCGTTTAAAAAATATCTAAGACATATTATAGATGCTAAGGTTGAGGAATTATCTTTAACCCAAAAATATACTGGAACTGTTACAGGAACATCTAATGCAGGTGTATTTGTTGAATGGGACGAGTATTATACTGGTTTAATTCCTGCAGAGGAATTCGAGAATAATGGCCTTAAAATGGATTTAAATGCGGGGGGAAGCGTATCATTCTATGTTTCTGACTTTAGAAATCCTAACAGAATAGTACTAAGATTAAACCCACCTGATGACAAAGATAGGGAATTACAGGAACTTAGAGACGTTTCTTTATTAGAAGATAAAGAAAATAAAATATATAGAGGGACAGTAACCAAAGTTAAAGGTTTTGGAGTTTTTGTAAAACTTGAAAACGGAATAGTTGGACTAATCGAAAAGGACTATTTAGCAGGAAATCCAAAAGACTATGAAGTTGGTTCAGAAATGGCCTTCACAGTCTTGGACGTAGAGCTACAGAGTTCAAAACTCTATTTAAAAGAAAAAATTGAAAATACTTGATCAAAATTTTTATTACGCAGCTCAAATAGGATTCGAGTTTGAATTCATGTCGTCTTTTACTAGAGACGAAATTGCAGACAAAATTGGGGAAGATTTAGGGAAAAAAGTTAAGGTATTTAGAAAATACCACTCTAAATTTTCCCCAACTCGTGATATTTTTAAGCTAGAACCCGATTTTTCAGGAGGTTTAAAAATGGTAGAGTTAATTACCGGTCCTATGGACTATTTCGAAGCCATTCCGGTTTTAATCAGAATTCTTAAGTGGATAGACGAAAACGGATACACCACAGAAAAATCCGCACTTCAATTTGGACTAAGTTTTGATAGATTAAAATATCCTTCTTTGGTTGATTTTAAAGAGCTGAATCCCCTAAAATTCGTTCTGGGATTTGATGAAGAGTTTATTTGGAGCAGATTTCCGGAAAGAAGAGGATCCTTATACGCTAAATCAATTAAAAGAATTTCTCCCTCTAACAAGTTTATCAGGGGATATAAAAATGTTTTAGGCGACAGAAATGCTTATAAGGTCTATACTGAAAAAAATATGGGCGTGAATCTAACTAAGTTAGAGCAAGGTTACATGGAGGTTAGATACATGGGGGGTACTGATTATCAGAAAAAGTATTCAGAGATAAAAGAAGTTATAGATTACACTATCAGTCACACATTTAATTCACTTTTAAGTAATGACACATTAAACCAGAAAGAAACCGCTGCTCTTAGCGAACTAATTTCTAATGTTTATAAAGAAACTGAAAGTTTTATTGATGCTGAATCCTTTATGAGAAATTATCCTAATTTCCACGTAAGTGTAGATTTAAGAGAGGATTTACAAATAATTAAAACTTATTTTAATGAGGTCAGAAATATTCTTTATAGTTTAATAGTTGAAAATTCAGTAACAGAGGGATTTTTAAATTACGACACTCAAATAGCTAAGTATCAATTAAAAGATGCAGTTACCAATAGAGCTAATATGATAAAAGACCTAGATTTAATTGAATGTGAGATAGAGGGTAATATTGGAAGATGTAGATTATTTGGATGTACTCTAAATAACTGTCAAATAGAGGATTCACAATTAGTTATGAATAATGACATAAAAGAGTCTAAAATAATAGATTGTGATTTAAGTTTTAGCAACAAAATAATAAACTCCTATATAGACTCAAAAGACAGAGAAATCAGCTGCGAGGTAGAAGCAGGAGTAATTAGATCTGGTTACATTACAAATCTAGCTGAGGTATCGAAAGAAACCGAAATCATTAATAATAACGCAGATGCAAAAGGGAAAGATAAAGGAAAAGGAAAGGGCGGTAAAATGCTAATTACTTCAGTATTTCCCGATAGAAATGATGACGGACAGATAAGACCGAACGGACCCTTCAGCAATCTAAACACAGGAAAACCTAGTTTTTCGATAAATAGATTGTTTAAAAATAACAACTAAGTAATGAACACCACAGAAGATCAGTTGATACAAGAGGTTAAGGACGATATTTCTCACTCGTGTGCCCTACCATATGCCTTAAACGATGGGGAGATAAAAAGAATTATAAAAAGAGCTAAGGCTTATTTTTATGATAACTATCAATATGCGGTTGAAGATAAGATAATGGTATTACCCGCTGTAATATTTGCAGGCCCACAATTTAGAGCAACAAGACAGGTCCAACTTCCTGAGTGTGTGGTAAGTGTATGGGACGTGAGAGAGGTTGGTGGTGCCGGACTAGTAGGTACACCAGACAGAGATTTTGGAGACAGTAAATTGCTAGGCTCAGAATTAATGCTAAGTCCTTTCGTTGGTGATAATTTAGTTTACAGAACAGTATTATATTCATTTTTTGATTTAGCAAAAGCATATCTATTAGAGACCTTTGCTTTTAATTACAATAAAAATACCAAGAGATTAACAATAAACGGTAGAGATCCCAATAGAACAACATCTACCGGATTAACTATGGGAGGTAGAGACGTTGGGGTTAGAGCATTTATTGCAATTCCGGAGGAGAATCTCTATTCCGATGAACTTTTTGTCAGATATGTTTTAGCCGAAGCTAAAATCAATATAGGCAGACTTTTAGGAACATTTGGGTATCAATTACCTGGTGGAGTAACCATAAATGCTGCTGCTATTCAATCTATAGGACAGGCAGAGAAAGCAGAGGTTATGGAAATGATTAAAAGCGAAAACACTCCTAGCTATTTCTTGCAGTGGAATTAACCCCTTTAATTATCTTCTCCTAATATTTATAAATATATAAGGGAGATAATGATCAAAATTTCGGACATATACCCAAGAAATCCTGATGATCCGCTTTACGTACCAAATAAGCTGGAGACCGACGATGTCGTAGAATCCACTATAGGTATGATTAAGCAGATTATGCTAACCAAGCCAGGCTCTGTTCTTGGAGATCCATTTTTTGGTATAGATCTTGAATCACTTATATTTGATTTTGACGTTTCCCAATCAGAGCTGGAAGAGGCAATAAGCTTACAACTTTATACCTATTGTACATTTGCTAGGGGAATATTAAAAATTGATTTTAAGCTCGGATTCTACCAGGGTGACACCAGAGATAGCTGTGTTATTGAATTTGGAATCAAAGGAAACCCGGTATTAGGAATAAAGGTAATTTAAAAAAATGGATTTATTTAAAAAAAATCGGGCCAGAATACAAGATCTATTACAAGATACCCTGGACCTTATACAAAGAAGATACAATCAGGCAAACCAGTTATTTACTGTGGCTTCTGCCTGGGGTCAGATTTTATTTGTTTTACAAAACCTTTCC